CGCTTCTTCGCAATTACGCAGGTTTTGAGCCCCCGCGCGCACGCGCGCTATATGGAAGGGAATGCCAGCGATGGGCAAGAGAGGCCCGAAGCCTGAGCCTCCCGCGCTCAAGCTCGTGAAAGGCAACCCAGGCAAGCGGCCACCGGGCAAGCCACCGACAGGCAAGGCCATGACGGCCGCGCCGCCGGACTGGATGAACCGGTACGCGAAAGCGGAGTGGCGCCGGCTGCAAAGGCTGCTGATCAACCAGAACCTGCTGCTCGAGAAGTACCGCGGCAACTTCGAGATGCTCTGCCACGACTATGGGATGTGGAAGCAGTGCGCCCTGGTGGTCGCCAAGCAAGGCATCACCTACGAGAAGAACCGCTACAACAGCAAAGGCGATGTCGTCTCCACGGAGTTCGTCACTCGTCCCGAGGTGCTCGAGGGCCGCAAGGCCCAGCAGCAGTACTACCGCCGGGGTGCCGCGTTCGGTCTCTCGCCGTCAGATGACGGATCGCTCGGTCTGAAAGTCGACAAGCCGGACGACGAGGTCGCGGATGCGATGAGCAAGCGGCCGAGGAGGCAGGCGAGAGGATAGGCCCATGTGGGAGCGCCCTCACGATGTGGAATCGTGGCGGGCGTTCTGGGCCTTACCGCCCGGCCACGCCGACTACGACGAAGACACCTGGACCAAGTGGCATGAGTGGCGCTGCGAAGTCCTCGAAAAGCGTTACGGCCTCGGGATCCACTACGACCCCCAGATGGCCGACTTCCATCTCGGCTTCTACCGTGCGCTCAAGCACACCAAGGGTGAGTGGCAGGGGCTGAGCTTCGAGCCGCTGCCGTGGCAGGAGCATCAGGTCTTGCGACCCGTGTTCGGGTACATGCGCGGCAACGGGCTACGACTCTACCGCCGAGCCTTCGTGTTCGTGCCCAAGAAGCAAGGCAAGAGCGAGCTCGCGGCCGGCACGGTGCTCGACCAGCTCTTCGCCGAAGATGAGCCCGGCGCCGAGGTCTACGGTGCCGCGAAAGACTACGACCAGGCGTCCGGCGTCTTCGATGTCGTCCACGGCATGATCAAGCAGTCCCAGTACCTCAAGGACCGCTGCAAGGTGCTCGAGTCCACCCGCCGGGTGATAGTCCCGAGCTCTGAGGGATCCAACTCGCGCTACCACGTCTTGTCCGCCGAGCTCGGGAGCAAGGAAGGCCCGAGCATCCAGGCGCTGGTCATCGACGAGGTCCATGTCGTGCCCGACAAGATGATCGACGTTCTCACGGACGGATCCGGTGCGGCACGGCGTCAGCCGCTGTTCCTGTTCATCACCACCGCGGGCGAGAACGTGCTCTCCCGCGCTTACGAGCTTTTCGAGTATGCCCAGGGCGTGGAAGACGGGGAGGTCCCGGACGAAGCGTTCCTGCCCGTGCTCTACTTCGTCCGAATCGACGAGGGAGAGAACTGGGAAGACGAGGAGGTCTGGAGGCGCGTCAACCCGTCGATGGGTCATACGACGACCTTCGAGGAGTTCAAGGCGGCGTTCCTCGAGGCGAAGTTCATGCCCTCGAAGCGGGCGTCGTTCATGCGCCGCCGGCTCAACATCTTCGTCGCCGACGACGCATCGAGGTACATCCCGATGGAGCAGTGGGACGCGTGCGGGCCGAAGGTCAGCGTGAACGACCTATCCGTGGCGATCGCCGCGAGACAGAAGCTGATTGAAGAGGTCATCTCGACCAAAGCACAGGGCGTCGGCTGGATGGACCTGTCGTCCATGACCGACATCACGACCTTCGGACTGCTGTTCTCCTTACCCGATCGCCGCACGATCGTGATCCCGTTCTTCTTCCTGCCAAGGGAGAACCTGGCCAAGCGCAGCGAGCGCGATCGCGCCAGATACGTCCAGTGGGCAGAGGCCGGTCTGATCACGCTCACCGACGGGAGTTCAACCGACTACCGCGCGGTGCGCCAGTGCATCAACAAGGCACGCGAGGACGGGTTCAAGTTCCGCGAGGTCGCCTACGACGACTGGAACGCTGGCAAGCTCGAGGTCGAGCTCGCCGAAGAGGACGGGTTCACGATGACCCCGATCCCCCAGAACATGTCGCGCATGAGCTCCCCGACAAAGCATCTGCTGGGTCTGGTGCTCGACAAGCTCATCGACCACGGCGGCAACCCCGTACTGCGTTGGATGGCCGACAACATGAACGTGAAGGTCGACCAGAACGAGAGGGTCCAGCCGGTCAAGAATCGCTCCCGCGGCCGCATCGACGGAGTAGTCGGGATCATCATGGCGCTCGAGCGAGTGATGTTCGAAGAGCCCGAGAAGCACAGTGTCTACGAAGAGCGCGGCGTCTTCTCGCTCGAACTGTAGGAGGAAGTGCGCATGAGCGTGGTATCACGTGCCAAGGCCGGTATCGCGCGCTCGCTCATGCGCTCGATCGATGCTTCCAACCTGACCGACCCAGCCGACTGGTTTGTCGCCGCGCTCATGGCGGCCTCAACCCCGGCTGCCGGAATAGCGGTCAACTCGAAGAACGCGGTAGGCGTGGCCACCGTGCTCGGCGCTGGCCGGGTACTATCCGAGGCCTTCGCCATGACGACGTCTGACGTGCTGTCGAAAGCCGACCGCTCGGATGCCACCAACTACAGCATCCACGCGCTACTGCACGATGCGCCGAACAAGCACATGACGGCGTTCGAGTTCAAAGAGTGGCAGATGTGGGACATGGTCTTCTGCGGCGCCGCCTACGCCGAGAAGGAGATCGACCGCGATGGCGACGTGGTCGCGCTGTGGCCGCTGCTCGCGATCAACGTGCGGACGCACATCATCGAAGGCGAACTGTGGTTCGAGTACCCGCAGGCCGGCGGACCTCCGCTGATGATTCCCGAGGCGCGCATGTTCCGCTGCAATGGCATGGTACGCGGCGGGCTGATCGGCGAGTCGATCATCACGCAGATCCGCGAGTCCATCTCGCAAGCCATGGCGGCCGATCGCTTCAGCGGCAAGTTCTTCGCCAACGGGCTTCACACCGGGATCACGCTCGAGCACCCCGGGGAGCTCGGGGAGAAGGCCCGCAAGAACCTCAAGGAGTGGGCCGAGGAGAACAAGGGCATCGACCCGGCGCACCGGCTCACCATCCTCGAGGAGGGCATGAAGTTCGTCGAGTCGATGATGGAGCCGCAAAAAGCACAGATGCTCGAGACGCGGCAGTTCCTGCGCACCGAGGTACACGCCGCCACCCGGGTCCCTGCGCACATGCTCGGCGACCTGCAGCATGCGACCTTCTCCAACGTCGAGAGCATCGACGTACAGTTCGCGAAGTGGGTCATGGATCCATGGTTCGTGCGCTGGGAGCAGGCCGCGAACCTGCGGCTGATGACCGAGGCAGAGCGCGCCAAGTACTACGTCAAGTTCAACCGCGCCACGTTGCTGCGTGGCGATCGCAAGAGCGTGTACGAGGCCTACCGGATCGGACGCCAGTGGGGCTGGCTGTCCGGTAACGACATCCGCAAGGCAGAGGACCTCAACCCGCAGCCCGGGCTCGACAGCTACTGGGCGCCGATGAACATGGTCCCCGCAGAGCTCCTCGAGGACTTCGCCAAAGCGAAGAGCGGCACACGACAAAGCGACCTGCTGCCGTTCGCCAGAGACGCCGCCGCGCGGATCGCGCGCCGCGTTGACGCAGACGTGGCCAAGGGCCGCGAGCTTTCCGAGGCGGTGTCCGGCGAGTGGGTAGCCGATGTGTTGGCCCCGATCGTGGAATCAAGAGACGGCCTGGAGTGGCTGCCCGGACAGGTACAGAACGCGATCATCCAGCTGCACGATCGCGGAGACGGATGGGCCGAGTCCCTGACACGGCAGATCGAGAACATCGTGGCGATGGAAGGGGCGGCACATGCCTGAGCTCACCTTGAGACAGCACATCCGCGAGCTCGACATCTCGGAAGAGGCCAAGGCGCTACTCTCCCGGGCCGGGCTGCACGTACCGGCGGAGATCCGCGGCGGGCTCGAGTTGAGGGCTGACGGCACGGACGGTCCGGTGCAGTGGGCGGGCTACGCGGTCCCGTGGGATCAGCCCGCGCTGATCCGCGACTGGTGGGACACGTACTTCGAGGTCTTCTCCCGCGGGTCGTGGCTCGACACCATCGCTGAGCGAGGGCCTGACGGCGACGGCCAGATCAAGCTGTGCTACAAGCACGACGGCGCGGTGCTCTCGTTCGGATCCGGGCCTACTGCGGGCAAGCTCACAGCTCTGTTCGAAGACGACTACGGTGTGCGCTACGAGGCCGAGACGATCGATACCTCGACGGGCAGGGACCTGGCGGCAGAACTCCTGGCCGGCACGGTGGACCGTACGTCGTTCGCCTTCGAGGCCAAGGAAGAGACGGTCACCAAGGACACCGAGCCGTGGACCTACACGGTGGGCCGCGCACACGTCTACGAGATTTCGCCGGTCAACTGGCCGGCGTATTCCGGGTCGGTCATCGACCAGGTCCGTGACGAGATCACCAAGCTGCCGGTGGCAGACGCGCTGCGAAGCGCGCTCCGAGCCGTCCGTGCAGGAAGGGAACTATCCCCAGCCGCGCTCCGCGCGCTGGACGACGCTGCATCTGTGGCGATCGAGATCAAGTCATCCATCGAGGCCGATGCCAGGGCGAGCGCCGAGGCATCGGACGCTGGTGAGACGGCGGGCGCCGTCGACATCGAGCGTTGCCGCTTCGAGATGAGCCGCACGGGGCGCTAGACGCCCGAAACCCCCAAGCATGCCGACGAAGGCCCACCGGGTCTGTCTCGGCATGCGCAGACACGAGATGGAGGCACTATGACCCTGCAGGAGATGCTGCAGCGGCGCTCGGAGATCGAGGCCGAGATGGGAACGATCCTCGAGACGGCGGCTGGCGAGAACCGCGGCCGGAACGAGGACGAGCGCAAGCGTTACGACGAGCTCAAGACCGAGCTCGCAACCTTGGACTCGGATATCGCCGAGCGTCAGGAGATCGAGGCCGACCAGGCCAAGCTGGCACAGCGCAAGACCGAGGCGCCTCCGATCTCCCGGAGCGCCGGTCCTGCCGTGATCGTGGACCGCGCAGAGGACTCCGACGAGACCAAGGGTTACCGGTCCTTCGGCGAGTTCCTGCACGACGTGGTCCATCACCGCACGGGCGAGCTCGAGGCCCACGGGGTGGACTACCGCGAGCAGTCCATGGGCACCACGACCGAGGGCGGGTTCCTGGTCCCCACCGGGTTCATCGACACGGTCCTCGAGGTTCCCGGGACCAAGCCGATCGTGCGTTCGCGCGCCACGGTCATTCCCGCCGGCGACCGTCCCGACGCAGCCGTCGAGATGCCCGCACTGGATCAGACCGGTGCCGGCAACATGTACGGCGGCGTGGCCGTCACGTGGGTGGACGAAGAGCTCACCACGGAGATCGCAACCGTCCCTGAGACCGATGCCGCCTTCAAGAAGGTCTCGGTCCAGGCCAAGGGCGTGCAGGCGCTCGTGCCGCTGGCCAACAAGCTCGTGCGCAACACGACCCAGGCGGAGCCGATCGTACGTCGGCTGCTCGGCAGCGCGGTCATCGGCGCCGAGGACTACGCGTTCCTCTCGGGTGACGGCAACGCGAAGCCCACGGGCGTGCGTTCGTCCACGGGCATGATCTACGTCAACCGCACCACGGCGAGCACGGTCACGTACGCCGACCTGCTCACGATGCTCGGCAAGCTGCATCCGGACAGCGTGGGATCCGCGGTCTTCGTGGCCTCCCAGTCGCTGCTCCCGACGCTGTCCGACATCAAGGACGCCGCGGGCAACCGGATCTACCACGACGGGGATCCGACCAAGGGCATCCCCTCCACGCTGCTCGGCATCCCCGTGGTCTACACGGGTAAGGTCGCAGCCAAGGGCGCGAAGGGCGACCTGCTCCTGGTCGACTTCACCTACTACCTGATCAAGGACGGCGTCGGTCTCACGATCAGCGCCTCCGAGCACGTCCGCTTCGAGACGAACCGGACCGTCATCAAGGTCCTGCGTTCGGTCGACGGCAAGGGCTGGGTCACCGGTGCGATGTACCTCGAGGACGGCGTCACGACCGTCTCTCCGTACGTCGGTCTGGACATCCCGGCTGTTTCGTAAGGCATCAAAGCGTGGGGGCCGGAGTTCTTCTCCGGTCCCCACCGCCACCGGCGGTGGGAGAGAGCATGAAGAACCTCGAGAAGATCCTGAAGCAGACCGAGGTGCCCGAGCGCGAGCTGCTCGATCGCGGGACCGCGCACATGCTGGACAGGCTGCTCTCTCGCGCCGCCGCGGTACAGCGTTATCGCGTTGCGCGGCACTACGTGTCCGGGCGCGTCGTCGACGCGGCGTGCGGGTGCGGCTACGGCTCGTGGATCCTGTCGAAGTGCCCAGCTGTTACAAGCGTGGTCGGGTTCGATCGCGATCAGGACTCGGTCGAGTACGCGAAGCAGCAGTACCCGGAGGCCCAGTTCCACACCTCCGACCTGTGCTCCGCGCCCTTCGAGACCTACCTACAGGTGCAACGCCCCGACACGGTCGTGTCGCTCGAGACCATCGAGCACCTGCCGGATGGGGAGATGTTCCTGCACGCCATCAGGCACAGCGGAGCCAAGCGTTTCATCGTCACGTTCCCGAGCTTCGAGACCGTGACGTTCAACCCGTACCACCTCAAGGACTGGACGCCCGAGGAGATGGCCGATGCCATGGGCGTCGATCCGGTCAAGGCCGTGTGCCTGGACGACAGCGTGTGGCTGATGGTGTTCGACCTATGATGCGGTTCAACTCCCGCTACGGTCACCGAGCAGTGCTGTGCAGGTACGCCGGGATCCCCGACCAGCCAGTGCCGGTCATCATCCCCCATGGCATCTACGGACGGGCGGGTATCTGCGGTGCCGAGCGCGACGTCCCGGACCTACCGGTGCTTTCCTACCCGGCCTACCGCGACGTCGATTACGAGCGCGCCGGGTACACCGTCATTCCGTGCGCATCGCCGTTCGTCTACGCGCTCCTGATGCACCCGGTGCCGGAAGCGACCAAGGGCACCCTCTACTTCGTCGCGCACTCGACACCAGGGGTCGAGGCCCGATTCGATCTGCAGGCGCTGCTCGACGATATCGAAGAGCTCCCGGGTCCTTTGACCCTCTGTCTTCATCCCCACGACATGGACACGCTCGCATCACCACTGCGAGCGCGAGGCTACGAGGTCGTATCGGCCGGCGAGTACAAGACGCAAGGCTTCCTCGACAACCTGATCGACCTGATCGGGTCGAATCGGCACGTGGCGTCGAACGCCTACGGGACCCATATCGTGTACGCGCTGGCTTGCGGCAGACCGGCCACGATAGTCGGGCAGCCAGTCGAGCACTTCTCGCGTGCGAAGGGCATCAAGATTCCTGAACCGCAGACCGACTACATGGGGCCGATCCGCGAGGCTTGCCGCGAGTGGCACGAGGAAATCACCGACCAGCAACGCGCGATCGCGAGAGACTACCTACGCGCCGACGCGGTGTTGTCACCCGAAGCGATGAGATCAGTGCTGACGGGCGGCACGCTATGAAGGTCGACTTCTGGTGCTCGAGGAGGCCGTACGTCGACCATGCCGCTCCTGTCTGGCTAGAGCTTCCCGAGGAGACACGGGGCCAGTTCGTCACGCCGCTTCTCGATCGAGCCGCCGCGCTCGGCATAGACGCGGTGAGGCCCAGCAAGAACAACGCCTACATCGTCGGGGAAGACGATCTGGTGCGGGGTAACGCGGGAACGCCTTTGAGCGGCGACCTGATCGTGTTCCTCTCACGCTGCGAGATCGCGGCCATGCCGGCGGACCGACCGCTGGTATTCATGGAGCACGGGGTGGGCCCGACATACGACGGGCAGAGCCACCTTCCGTACATGGACCGGATCGAGCTGGTGCTGACCACCCCGGCAAACGCTCCGGGACACATAGAGCTTTTCGGAGACCGGGTCCAAGAGATCGGGTGTCCCAAGCTCGACAAGGTCACTAGACGCAAGAAGCGACCAACGACCCCACCGACCGTGGCGGTCTCGCATCATTGGAACCAGCGCGCCTACCCGGAGACCATGAGTGCGTGGCCCTGGGACAAGGAAGCGTGGGAGCGCATCGCCGCATCAGGCGAGTGGAAGCTGCTCGGTCACAAGCACCCCGGGGATCCGCGGGATGTGCTCGAGTGGTGGGATTCGTTCGGCGTGGAGACCGTCGATTCGTTCGACGAGATCATGGAGCGCGCAGATCTCTACGTCGCGGACAACACCTCGACGCTCTACGAGTTCGCATCGCTAGACCGACCGGTCGTGGTGCTCTCCCCGCCGTTCTATCGCAGGGACGTGAAACACGGCCTGAGGTTCTGGGACCACGTCCCAGGCGTGCAGGTCTCTCACCCAGACGAGCTCGATGCTGCGCTCCATGAGGCATGGGCTGACTTCCCGGCCCGGGCCGCACTCAGGCACAAGGCGGTAGAGGCCGCATACGGGGTGATGGACGGACAAGCAGCGCGCAGGGCGAGAGAGCACATCCTGGCGTGTCTGGAGCGCGTCAACCGATTCGACACAGGAGGTACCGGCATGAAGGTCAAGGTAACGAGCGAGTTCCAGGGGCCGAAGAGACGGCACCTGCCCGGCGAGGTCCTGGACGTGGGAGAGGCAACGGCTACGCGCATGTTCGCGGCGAAGGTGGCCGAGGCGGTCGAGGTCCAGCCGGACGAACCCGACGCACCCGCGCCACAGGAGGCGCCTGTCGAGACGGAACAGGTAGACGACGGGCTCGAGGACAAGAAGCAAGGCGAGCTGCGCACGATCGCGCGTGAGGATCACGGGCTCACGTTCCGGGTCGGGACGAAGAACGACGAGATGATCGCGGCGATCAGAGCGGCCAGGAAAGGGTGATACGACGTGATAGAGCTCCTGGCTGACAGCGACGGTCAGCTCACCCATCAGGTGACCGATTCAGCCGGCGAGCTGGTCGAGTGGACGACTATGAACCTCACCGTCACGGATGAGGCTGGCGAGGCGGTCGAGTTCGCCGACGCTCCGACGATGGACGAGGACGACATCACCGCAGTGGTCATAGACGGGACTGAGCTTCCGTCAGCGACCATGGCGTGGAGGCGGTTCAAGGCCGTGTGGTCGGGCGAGTACGGATCCCCGGCGCAGACCTTTGCCGACGTGAAGTTCTTCGAGGTCGTGCCGTACCCCGTCTCCGGGGTCATCGGAGTCTCCGAGGCCTCGATCTACACGGAGAACGCCGGCATGGAGTCAGGCTCGGTCGACCGCTACGCGATGGCTGAGGTCGTCGCGGAGGTATCCCGCGTCATCCGCACGCTCTCACTGCACGACCTGCGCCATGGGGTGCAGACCGAGACTCGCAACAAGCGGCTCTTCGGCAAGAAGAACGTCTACCTGCAGGAGTGCTACTCGGTCGACACCGTCGAGGACGTCGAAGGGACGGACCTGTCGTTCACCGTGGTACCTGGAGAGCGTGGCAGCGACCACATCAGCCACGTCGAGCTTGCCGAGGAGTTCACCGGGACGGTCGTGGTGACCGGGACGTTCGGCTGGCACGAGATCCCGGATGACGTGAAGCACGTGGCAAAGGTCACGGCGCGCGTCTGGTACCTCAAGGAGCTCGCCACTCAGGTGAGCGTGTTCGACACCGCCACCGGGTATATCGAGCGGCCCGAGACCCTGCCGAGGCATGTCAAGGGCATCATCGACTCGCTGAGGGATAGGCTCACGCTGTGAGCGGTCTGCGCGCTGGCTCCTACTCCTACGCTCAATCTCGCGGAGGGCAGTGGGTCGCATACAAGAACACGCGATCCGGCCGCTCCATGCCCATCGCCGTCAAGATCGACGGCGAGTGGCTCTACGTCAAGGATCTCCGAGTCAACCAGCGCAGGGTCCTCACCGAGATCGGCGAGCTGGGAAAGCGCGCAGGCAAGGCGCGCGCTCCCATAGGCCGCACCCGCAACGTCTACAACAGCATCGATTACAAGGTCACCACCCGCCGCGTGAAGATCGGCGTCGATCCGAAGAGCGAGGGCTGGTACGGCCGACTGGTCGAGATGGGGCATGCGCTCGTCAAGGTGGTCGGGACCAGGCGCGGGCGAGGCAAGCAGCGCACGCGAACCGTGAAGGACCGCCGCACGATCGGGCACGTGGCCCCCCACCCGTTCTTCTTCCCAGCGATGGAGAGTGTGGCCGACGAGTTCGGTGACATCGCGATCCAGGGGGCATCCGACACCGTCGAGGTGAGGAGGTACGAACCTTGAGTGCTGTGACAGACATCCAGACGGCTTTGGACGCGGCCCTCGGCACAGTCGAGGGCCTCACTGTTTCCAAGGGCGTTCCCACGCTCTGGCAGCCGCTCAAGAATCTACCGGGGTGCGGTTCGTACTTCGTCGGGTTCGACTCGACCGACGAGTCGACACAGTCGGTCACGCGCACCGCCCGCTTCGAAGTGATCATCCATTTCTCCCTCGCCGATGGTGAGGGGTTCAAGGAAGCCATCGCGACCATCGTGCCCGGGATCCACACCGCGCTCTACGCGGACCGGGACCTCGGAGGCAAAGCCGACACCCTGAGCATCGAAGACGGCGGGCCGGCCGAGTACCCCGAAGACCCAAGCGTCCGCATCGCCGTCAAATCCCTGTTCGTGCTCGTCGAGTTCGAGGAGGCGGCATGAGGAGGGTCCGGGTGCGCTACGTAGGGCCGCCACTCGCCCGGAACTTCGACGTGGCTCAGGAGCTCGGTATCACCGCGGTCATGGAACCAGGCCGCGTCTACAGCGTCAGTAAGGGCCTCGCTGCCCGGCTGACGGTCACCAGTGTGTGGGAGCCAGCCAAGGCCCCGAAGCCGAAGCCTTAGGAGGCGCAAATGAGTAACCGTGACGCCGTTGGTGTCGCCTTCCAAGGCGACATCGCCACCAAGAACGCGACCATGGCGGCCTGGCCGCAGGTCACGAGCGAGTCGCTCGCACCGACCCGCGACACCCTGTCGATCGACGAGACGACAGGCACCAGGGCGCCTGAAGACATCGATCTTGGCGCGAAGTCCTACGCCGGGTCGATCGACGGCGCGGCCCGCCCCGCGAGCTTCCCTTACTTCGTGACTGGAGCGATGGGCTACCCGGGTTCCACCGCACCAGCCGCCGGGGTGGGGCTGCACACGTGGGATCCTCTCGCCGCAGGCAAGTCACCGGTGCCGTTGTCGATCATGACAATCAACAATGACCCTGACACTCCCGTGGTCGACCTGTTCTACGGCTGCATGGTCGACTCGCTCGAGATGAGCGTGGAGCCCAACGACTACCTGATGTTCAAGGCCGCGATGATCGCCATCGGCCTGGACGACACGCAGTCGGCTCCGAGCATCACCCGCGACGCCACCTCGAAGTTCCGCTTCTCGCAGGTGACCGCGCAGATCTCGGTCAACGGGGTCGCGCTGGCTGATATCGACCTGGCGCGCTTCGCCTGCACCTACGGCAACAGCATGGATCCCGACGAGCCGTCGCTCGGATCCACCGAGATCGACGACATCAAGGAAGGCAACATCTCGGTCGGGTGTTCGTTCACCCCGAAAGACGGACTGTCGGAGCACTACCGCCGCGTGCTCAAGGACTCTCCCGATGCGGTGCGCATCGTCGTGAAGGCCACCGGAGCGATGATCGGCGAGACCGAGTATCCCTACTACGTCGAGTGGGACATCAAGAAGCTGCGCTACACCGATGCCCCCATGGACATCAACGCGAGCTCGGTGACCAAGTCCATCGACGTGACCGCATCGGGCGTCTACGACGCCGTGAGCGGTCAGGTCGTGGTGGTCAAGATCCAGAACGCGACCGCCGGGTACTCGGCGCCCTCGTAAGGCAAACCGGTTCGGAGCGGCTCTCTTTCAGTGAGGGCCGCTCCGACGCATATCAAGGAGGAGCTTCACATGGCTTGGACAGTACACGACATCACGAAGACCATCACCGTCACCGACCCGGAGTCCGGAGACACCGCAGAGGTCACCATCAGGCGCATGTCCGAAGGCGACAAGCGTCAGATGATGGAGACGGCACAGGCATCAGACGGGACGCTCGGCGGGATCCGCAGGGCGATGCGCGACATGCGCCTCAAGCTCGCGGTCACCTCCTGGACACTGCCGATCCCCACGGAGCAGGTGCTCGATCTCGATCCGCGCGTCGTCGACGAGATCGACGAGCAGATCCAGCTCTTCAACCCCGGGGTGTTCCCGACTGCGATGGGCGCTGCAGAGCGCGCGAGGCATGCCGAGAACCTGGCGACCGCCGTTGCCAAGCACCTGGACGGCAACGCCACCGACGCCGAGCTCAAGACGGCGCTCGACGCCTACACCGGAGCATCGAAGGAACGCCCTACCTCGACGACCTGAGGTTCAAGACGAAGTGCTGGTTGCGCGGGGATCCCGAGAAGGATCTCGACGAAGGCATACCGGCGTCGCTCAGGTCGTATACGGACTACCGGGCCTTCGGCATCCTGCCCTTCGCCGGCGGCCTGTTCGACCAAGACCCTCTCATGCTGCGTGACTTCCGCGAGATAGCGACGGAGGTGGCGCAGTTCCACGAGCGCAATCGGGGTGGCTAGATGGCACGCAAGACAGCCGAACTCGCGCTCATCGTCTCGGTCTCATCCGAGCTCGACAAGCTGCAGAGGGATCTGGACGGTACGCGCAAGGCGCTCGGCCGGGTAGGCGGCGGCACGCGCAACCTGGAGAAGGTCGGGCAGACCGCATCAGCGGCGATGCTCGGCATCGGTGTGGCCGCGGCCGTCGGCGTGGGCATGGCCGTGAACGAGTCGATCCAGTTCGAGAGTGCGTTCGCCGGGGTCGAGAAGACGATCGACGGCACGGCCGCCGAGATGGAAGTGCTGCGCGAGGGCATCCGGGACATGGCGAAGGTCATGCCCGCCACACGCGAGGAGATCGCCGGCGTGGCAGAGGCCGCCGGGCAACTAGGGGTCAAGAAGGACGCCATCCTCGATTTCTCCAAGGTCATGGTCGACCTGGGTGAGACTACGGACATGTCGGCCGAAGAGGCCGCGATCGCCCTGGCGCGGCTGTCCAACATCACCCAGATGACCGAGGACGACTACGACAACCTCGGCTCGGCGATCGTGGACCTGGGCAACAAGGGAGCCTCGACCGAGCGCGAGATCGTCGACATGGCGCTGCGCATCGCCGGTGCCGGGCACCAGGTGGGCATGAGCGAGGCAGACATCCTCGGTCTCTCCTCGGCGCTGGCGTCAGTCGGTATCGAGGCAGAGGCCGGCGGGTCCGCCATCTCGAAGGTCATGGTCGAGATCGCGATGGCCGTCGCCGATGGCGGGGAAGAGCTCGAGTCCTTCGCCCAGGTGGCGGGGATGTCGAGCGAGGAGTTCGCCAAAGCGTTCGAGGAGGACGCAGCGGGCGCGATCGTGGCGTTCGTGTCCGGGCTGGGCCGGGTCAGCGAAGAGGGCGGCAACGTCTTCGGCGTGCTCGAGCAGCTCGGCATCACCGAGGTGCGCATGCGCGACATGCTGCTGCGCGCCGCCGGGGCCGGCGATCTCATGGCCGAGTCGCTGGTCACAGCGAACACGGCATGGACCGAGAACAACGCGCTGACCGACGAGGCAGCCAAGCGGTACGAGACCACCGAGGCGCAGATCCAGATGCTGCGCAACAACGTGAGCGACCTTGCGCTCGAGCTGGGCGACGAGCTGTTGCCCATGATCAACGATCTCGTAGACGGTCTACGAGAGGGCGTCGAGTGGTTCGCCGAGCTCGATGACGAGACCCAGCGCAGCATCGTCCAGACGGGCCTGTGGGCCGTCGCACTGGGCCTGGGCGTGGTCGCGGTGTCCAAGGTCATCACCGCCACAAAGACGCTCACGGGCGCCTACAAGGAGCTCATGGCGCTCGAGCTCGCGAGCAAGCTCACCTCATGGTCGACCGCACTCACCGGTATCGAAGGCGTGCTGGGTCTGGGTCTGACAGGAGCAGCAATCGGTTCAGCTGCTACTCTGGGCTACATGACCGGCGAACTCATCAACCAGAACGAGGTCGTCGCTGAATGGCAGCGCAACCTTGGCGAAGCGATCGCCACGAACGAAGAGCTGCAGCAGCATATTCTAGGGTCTGACGGTGCGTTCTTCGCATGGAATGTCACGGCGTGGGAGACGGCGGAGGTATCTGACGAAGTAGCCCAGAACTGGCGCAACCTCGGGATCTCACTCGACGAGACCGGACAGATCACCGAAGAGGGGATCGCTGAGCTCAAGCTCATCAACGCTGAGATGCGTGATGGTTCCACGGCTACGGCCGAATACACACAGGCTCTCGCTGAACTGGAGTCGGCCCAACTCGGCCTCGAGAATGCCGAAGTCGCCGTAGAGCGCGGGAAGCTCCGGCTCGAAGACGCCCAGGCGAACTACAACGCCGTGCTCGCAGAGTACCCAGCCGGTTCCAGAGAGGCCAGAGACGCTGCCCTGGATCTTCGCGAGGCAGAGCTGTACCTCGAGGGTGCGCAGATCCGCGTGCGGGACGCGACCGACGAGGTCAACGCCTCTCTCTCTGCGTTCCCGAGGCCCCAGTCGGGTCTGGCGAACGACTGGATCGCGTACTACGAGTCGATCGGTGATGCGGCCGGTGCCGCGGCGGCACGGGCGAATGCGGCCAATGGCGCTCTGAGGGGCGGTCGGGCTAAGTCATCTACCGGTGGATACAACATCCCGGTATATGGCACAGGCACGCTCGCAACCTACCCGCATTTGGCCGTAGTCGGCGACGTAGACGAGGTCATCGTCCCTCTCAACGACAGCACCCGGTCCCGCGAGCTGGCCGCCATCGCTGTGGAGGGTACCGGGCTCAGCTCCGGTACCGTGATCAACGTCAATGTGGACGCACGGGGCGCAACAGACCCCGCGCTTGTCAAGGCGATGGCTATGGCCGGCGTCAACCAGGCAGCGCAGGCCGCAGGGCTTCGCGTGGCCGGAGGATTCCACTCATGACACTTCAAGCACCCTTCTATCTCGCCGTCGGTTCCCTCGTGCTCGAGTCGGGTTCCGGGGATGGCACGTACCGCGTGGTCCGCGAGACGCTGTCGTTCCCGGAACCGCCCCAGCGCGAAAACGATGAGAGCAACGAGCCGCACGTAGACGCGACGCGGCTCTTCACCGTGAAGTGCCAGGGCGCCACTGCTGCTCTTGCCGAGGACGCTTTCAACGCTCTCAGGCGCGCTATCGTCAAAGACGCGATCCTGGGTTTCCGCCACGGCGAGTCAGGTGACGTGTTCGAGACCGCGATCAAGCGTGGCTCGGTCACCGAATCCGTCTACCGTCCGCTCGATCGAGACGGCGTTACGCGCGGCACGTGCGTGATCGTCGCAGACGTAGTGCTTGTCACAGAGCCCTACTGGCACACCCCGTGGGGGGATCTGACGACCGTTACGGTCAAGGATCCGGGCGACACCTTCCCGTTCACCTTCGACATCCCCGCGCCGAAAGGCACCGCACAAGCCGAGCTCTCGATCAGGATCGCCCCGGACCAGGCATCAGCGGCGATCGCCGCATCCGTGTGGCCGGACCCGTCCGAGGACTTCGCCCCGATCGACGACTACAGCGGCTCGAGCGATGTCACCTGCTACGGCGGGGCCAAGCGGGCTAGCGCAGAGCTCACCGCGGCACTAGCCGTTGTGGGAACGGCGCCGGAGATCGACGTGAACGCCAACCGGGACGCGCATGTCGTCCAGGCCCGGGTGTCCAACAGCGGCACCGCGGCCGCGGCGTGTTCCTTCGCCGTGAGGAGTGGCGTCGACGGATCCGGGATGACATCGGTGACCGAGCACGATGAGAACCCTGTGGCGTCGGCCCTGGCGACCGGCGAGGGCTTTGAGGTCGTGACGCTCGGTGTTCCCGACGTTCCGACCGCAGAGGTACCGGGCGACTACATCAGTTCCGGATACGCCGAGCCCACCGTCGCCATCCAGGGGCCCGAAGCTACCGGCACCTACGCCCTCTCATCCACCGAGCACTCCCAGACCTTCTACTGGCCCGGTGGGTACATGGAGAAGTTCATGGTGAAGCTGGCCGGATCCGGAAGTGTCCGGATGCGGCTGCTCACTGCAGGCGGCGGCGTACTCGATACCATCTCATCGTCCGTCACCACCACCGCCAACTTCTACTCCCTGATCCAGCGGGTGCTCGCGGCAGGAACGTACAAGATCGGGCTCACTGAGACGAGCGGGGCTATCACGGTCCAGTACGCGTCCGGAGGCGGGTATACCGGCGGCGCATGGGACGCCGGCGGAGACCTCGAGTTCCAGGTCTACGAGCGAGCCGTGCTCGGCTTCGGGGCCTACACCAAGCTGCTCGCCGCATCCAGTGAGTCCGGCAAGTACTGCTACCTGGACTACCTGGTGCGCTTCCCCACCAAGAACGGGTTCCTGCTCGCCGTGGCGGCCTTCGCAGCCGAAGAGGGCCTGTACTACGACGGCGAGAACCGCATGACCTACAACGGCAACGACACCACCGGGATCGGCCCGGCGCTGGGATCGGCTGCCAAGCTCTTCTCCCCGCTGCTCCTCACTCCTGGTGTCATCAACCGCGTGATCGTCAACGCTTACCCCCCGCCGACAGCCGCCCCGCAGGGCGGCGCGATCATCTACCAGGTCCGGGAGCGGTGGCTCTCGCCGATGAAGGGCTCGTAGATGTATGCGAAGGTGACCACACCGGACGCTCGAGAGTTCGACCTGCCATTCGATGGGGCCCCGTCGTTCGGAGCCTCGATCTTCGGCGGGTACGACCTGGCATCCTTGCCCGTCTTGCTTACGCCGTCCCAGCGCCGCCGGATTCGGGGATCCGTCCTCGAGATCATGGGGACGAGAGGATGTGTGTGGAAGGGCATCCCGACACTGCGTCCGACGCTCCGAGAGCGCCTGGAGTGCCAGGGATGGGGGTTCGGTGGCACCTATGGCCGCAGAGGCGGGTTCTTCGCTCACAACGCCGTAGGGGACTGGAAGCGCCGCACCCGGCGCTACGTCTCCCAGAACATCGGCGTGACCATCGAGCCGGACTCGGTGACCTTCGCCTTCAAGGGCGGGGGCACGACGCACCCGGCCAACTCGTATTCGGGCATCGTGCTCTACATCCCGCCCACTTCAGCCGGCGCGATCGAGTTCGACTACGAACGTCCTAACACCGCCTTCGGAGTGACGCTCACCAAAGGTGCGCGGCTCACCTCATGGAGTAACGGCGAGGACTTCGACTCGAGCTCGGTGAGCGAGCTTGTGGCAGACGGCAGCGGCTCGTACGAGGGCAGCTACTCTGGGTCGTTTTCCGGGACCGCCCTCGAGGCGATAACCCTGAACGCTTTTGTCAACACAGAGGCGACCTACGAGGGCGATGATGTGCTCGTCACGCTCTCGAACATCGTCGTGCGAGGAGTCGCTGGCGTTACGAGCTCTCTGGCATCCGCGATCGTCGCCGACATAGCGGCCGACGAGTTCGACGGCTTCACTGCTGACGTACCCGAAGAGCTCGACTACATCGAAGCCGACTCCACCGACCTGGAAGGCTTCGCCCACTACTACTCCTCGGCCACCGACAAGCTCTCCGAGATCTGCAGGATCACCGGACACGACTTTGGCTGGTACATGGAGTGGGTCGGGGGCAACCGCCAGGAGTGCCTGGCGCACTACAGTGCACGGCCGGCCGAGCCCGACTACATCCTCGACGTGCGCACCGCTCTCTCTGACGGTGTGCGCGAGGTGGGACTCGAGCCGCTGGCTTCCGTGGCGGCCGTGACATGGCGCGACAAATGGGGCCAAGACCGCGTCCGGGAGATCGAGGACACGGACACAAGCCACTACCTGGTGCGGATGGGGATCCGCAAGCTCATCGAGGTCCCCGTGCCCACACGGACCTGGCAGGCCGCAGAGACGCTGGGCAACCTGTTCCTCGCCGATGCCGGCAGGGACCGCGTACAGGGCTCTGAGACGGTGGACGCGCTCAAGACGATCGACGGGGCGGACGTGTACCTGCCGAGCGTGAGGCCGGGACGGGTCGTGAGGCTCACCGGGCTGGACGGGGACGACATCGACGCGGTGATCCGCCGGCCGCAATGCACCGGCGAGACGCTGCTGCGGATGGATCTGGACAACAGCCCCTACCGGCTCGATACGGAGCTGGAGAGGTTGGGGCTCAAGTGATGACGATGAAGGGATCACGCTGATGGCGTACTTCAAGGTCTACGACGCGAGCGGCAACGAGGTCACGTCGGGCAACCCGCTCGACTTCGGGACGCTCAATCGCGACGACGAGGAGGTCTCCTCGTGGCTCAAGGGCGTGATCGTCTCAGATGATGGCCTGGTCTCGACCGGGAACACCACCGTGAGCGTCGTCGACGCGACAGGGGGCGACTCCTCGGGACTGTTCCAGCTGGCGCCTGACAATGCCGGATCCGCGGACGAGGGAAACGCCGAGGCATATGGCGACGACCTCACCATCGCGGGCGCGATCAACGACACCACGGGCGTGCCGTTCTGGGCGCGTCGCAAGGCGGGGCCTGCCGAGGAGCCGGTCGTGGACGCCACGGCGATCGTACGTGTGACCGGCGTCGTCATTCCTGAGTAGACAGCGGAATCCCTGATGGGGCGGTGACGTGGGATGGCAACAACAACCGTGCTCGCGTCCGCCGACACCATGCTCATTCAGGCGGCAGCGACTACGAATTACGGCGACAACGCCAGTTACTACATCGTCGGGTGGTACGCATCCGCCAACGAGCGACGCGGGCTCGTGTGGTTCGACATCTCGGACTACACGACGGCGCAAGGGCAAGTTCTCTTTTGCGCGCTTGTTCAGGCGGTAGGAACCGCCAACCCGCCCGGCATCAACGCCCACGCGCTTCGCCATCTCGACGCTGCTGAGATGCAGGCGACCTGGAACATCTTCAAGACCGGCTCCAGCTGGACGACAGCGGGCGCGGCCAGCACAGCGAGCGACTACTACTCGGACATCGTGGCGCTTTCAACCGCGACCCCGTCAGCGGGTCAGTGGCAAGAGTGGGACATCACTTCCATCTTCAATGCGGCTGTCGCGCGCGGTGACACGACGCTTGTCCTGCGGCTTTCGACGACAGAGGCCGCCTATGTTTCTCGCAAACAGACACAGTTCTACCCGACGGAGCACGCCGACAGTGCCTATCACTCTCGTCTTCTCATCGACGAGGCTCCTCCTGCGCCCCCAACTGGCCTGACGGTCGCCCTGAACGGGGAGGACGCGGTACTCAACTGGACGAGCGAAGCCGACAACGACGACGGCACACGCATCTACCGATCGACCAACGGCACCGACTACTCGCTGCTTGCCACCGTCGCCACGCCCGGGCTTGAGACCTACACCGACACCACGACAGAGTATGGCGGAGGCACCTATTGGTACAAGGTGCTGGCCTACAACGCGGAGGACGACAGCACGTACTCGAATGTGGCGGATCTGACGATCAGGTTCACGCCGCCGTGGGTCGCGGAAATGGCGCGCCGTGCGGGCAACCCCATCATCGGTGGAGGTTCCTATCGAGAGACGTTCGACGGTCTGGGAACCGGCGTCGACATAGCGACAACGGATGACTGGACCGCATCGCAGGCGATTCAGACCGCGCAGATCGTGGTCACCGAGACCAGCCCGTTTGGCGGCGCTGGCAAGGCTGTGAAGCTGAGTGGGCCTGGGGCAGCCCTCGACTTCTACGACGACGAGCACGACAACGGTGAGCGAAACAGCAAGAAGTTCGTGTACACCGAAGGGGCCTGCGACGTAGGTGTTGGGCTGTGCATGTCTGAAGACGGGTCGGGGCTCGACGGCTACCTCGTCAAGATCGAGCAGGTGTCGGGCACCACTCACGAAGTCAACATCTACCGCTACGACAACGGTACTCCGACGAAGCTCTACGACGGCTCGACAAACTCCAAGACATTCACCCTTCCGACGGGCACGTGGTGCCGTCTCGCCGCCTCGAAGGTCGGGAACGGGTTTGTCTACCAGATCAACAACGAGACGACCTGGGCGTCTATCGTGGTCCACAACGTCATCAACGGGTCGGGCCTGTCCGCCAACGAAGCGACCTACTGGGGCGGGCGCCCGGCTCTGTACATCGGATCTGAAACGGTCACGTGCGACGACTGTGACCCGAATGCGAACTCCTGGTTCGTGCAGGGCTTCCGGCTCATCTGCATCAACGGTCTCCACAACACGCCCTACCGTGACTCGAATGGCTACTACTGGGCGATAGTTCAGTTTGGCGACGCGTCGAGTGGTGACTCTCTGGGCCTGATGAAGTCAGCCGATCCGCTGTTCTCTGCCGCGCAGTACGCCACCGGGGAGATAGAGCCGATCGTGCCGCTCGCCCAGACGGGCTACGGCTCGTGGGATACCCAGCAACCCACGTGCATGTATGACCCCGACGAAGACAAGTTCAAGGTGTGGTTCGGGGCCAACAACCGCGACGCAGGCCAAGACGACTACGAGACCGGATACGCGGAGTGCGCGGCGGACGCGAATGGAGCGCCTTCAACCGACCCGTGGACGATAACCCACGCCGTGCTGCCGGGCCGCTGGTTTCCGGCCGTCGTGAAGCAGCCGGTGACCCACGGCGGCACCGAGTACGCCTACCAGATGCTCAACATGCCCGCCTCGACCTACAACAACCTGGGGCTCTACTACTCGAACGACGGCAAGAACTGGACGGCCTACGGGAGCAACCCTGTCAAGACCAAGGTCTCGACAGTGATGGCGCACTCCCAGCTGCTCTACTTCGCCGACCCAGCGGTGTGGGCTGTGATTCTGGTGGACGGCTCAACATGGCCGAGCTTCACTTTGGACATCTACACGTCGCCGGACCTCGAGACGTGGACACTCGACCGCCAGAACTTCGTGGCGATGGGCGCGTCTGGGGCGTGGGACGACAACCGCGTATCGGACATCACCCTCTATCAAGTGGGGCCGGATTGGTACGTCGGCTTCTACGCTGGCGACGCTGGCAATCGGACGTGGCCCGACCTAGCGACAGGACTGCTCACTAACGGCAGCGCACCGCCCGCTGCCCCGACTGCGCTCACTTACGACGACGAGACACAGGCGCTCTCATGGATAGACGAGAGCGACGACGAGACCGGGTTCCGACTCTACAAGGTCGGCGCGGAATACGACACGGTAGCCGCCGACGTGACGAGCTACGAAGTCACGGAGTCTGGCACGTATGCCGTGGCTGGCAACATCGCAGGTGTTGAGGGCGGCTACAGCAATGTCGTCGTGGTGCCCATTCCCATGGACGCGTCCTTCGCCGCTCCGACGGCCGTGGGCGTCTCCGCCTCTGCGACCGTGGACGCA